AGCGTGATTGTTCCTGTGTTGTTAGTTTTGCCATCCATGATGCCCCTGACAACTTCCGCAACGTTACGCGGATCGTTGCCAAACATCGGAAGAGTACGAAACTTAGTCATCGAGTACCTTGCGTAGCATATTCAATATCAACACCAACAATTGTTTTCCATCCAGTGCCCGTTGGCTGAACCCTAATGCGATGATAATTCCCATTAGACCTCAAAGAAGCGCGATTTTCTGCGTCTGCGGCAACTTGATTCCCATAATTAACAGTGTCGCCAAGCAAAACTCTAGACGCAACTGAAACATTGGCCGATCCACCATCAACAATAGGCTTTGCCAAAGTAATCAACGACCGTCCAATATCAATATCATTAGAAGATATTGACGCGTCTTGCCGCCCACCAGTAAACCCGTAAATCTGATTTGTTTTTACCCCGCCGAGGAACCAAGTACCACCAGCATATGCGCGGTCATCAAGGCTTGCGGTTAGGTTGTCTATGGACGGCAAAGAAATTACGCAATTTGACGTTGTAATTGTCGCCGAAATCGTTTCAGTAAACGTAAATGTGTTTGCGTCAGTTACTGTGATTTGATAAAAACCATCAGTAGCGCCGCCAGAAGTCGCATTAAAGTAAATGTATGCGCCAGTTTGCAGCTTATGCGCTGTCAAAGTAACTGTTACGGTAGTGGTTGACTGTGTATACGTACCACTTTGCGTATTCTGGCCAGGAGTAATCGAAATCTTGTCCAAACTCTCCAGCGTTGCGCTAGAAGTTAGCAAATAATTCAGCGACTCCAGCGATTCGTTAGAGTATGACCACTTATTTACTTGAGCGTTGTAAATAAGAAGCTTATTGCCAGAGTTTGTCGGCACAATCCAAATAATAAGCGAACGAATTGGATCAATAGTTGCGCTCATTTGAGTTGTAAGCAAATCTGGCGCAGCATTCTCAAAGAACCATCGGTTAACCTTCTCGGCTCCAATCGGGGTTACTGTTTGGCCGTTACACATGTAAAACCCGTCATCAGCCAAGAAGTACGTCTTGTCAGCAAGTTGGGCAATCGACCCGTTAGAAATGCAGCCAATCGCTCTAGAAATAGCGTCAAACTGGAAAAAGAACGGCGAACCAGAGTACGTCATCCGATAAATCGCGCGTTCAAGGAAAATCAATCCATATTCGCCGCCAGACACGCCAGTAATGTCCCCGCCATCCGGCAGAACTTGAGAATCAGCCTGACTAGATGCCGATGCAGTCCAATTGGTTTCGTTATTAATGTCGCACCAATAAACAGTGGACTCAGCACCAGCAACATTTCCTGCAACAACGAAGTCTCGAACAACAGTTACGTATTTTGCTGTTGGCGCATCAGCAGAAAGGTCTCCAAACGTAGTGCCGCCAGCTAGGTTATATGCCTGAAGCTTGTTGATCCCGTTTGCGAGAATCATTTTTGGGCCGAATTGCGTAATGTCCCACGCAAGCGCAGAATAACCTCCAGCCTTGCTAATATCGTCGTATTCGTTATTGCCAGAATCAAACCGATAAAGCTTTGTAGCAGATGCGGCAAAAAGCGTATTTTGGCTTGCAAATTTGCCAGAAAACGCATTAAGCAACGTTTCGCCAGCAACAATATCCGCGTTAGGATACGGCTGTACTTTATTAAGAGAAGCGTAGCCGTTAGCAACAGGATAGCAATTCAAAGCATCCGTAACAGATCCGGTAACTCCAGGTTGGTCTGGAGTCCACTCACCAAAAACTAGCCTTGTTTTAGCCATATATCCGATTCCGCTTGCGTTCTAATCCACTCTTCGCCAACAATGTAACCAATTGCTGCTACTGTTGTGCTTCCAGCAAATGAGCCAGAAGCATATTGATTTACTTTAGCATCACAACTCACGATTGCTTGTGATGTTATTGAAATTGGCTGTTCTTGCTGAACAAACGCATCAACCGACAATGAGCCAGAAGAAGCAATTGATGCCGCGCCAATTATTGTATATCCACCAATTGCCGAAACTGTAGCCGAACTATTAATTGATGCAACGCCGACTTTAAGAATGTTAGCGTTAGCAGCAACTGTCGCCATTCCGACAATTGATGCAGATCCTTCAATAAATCCAGCAGAACATGTAACAATTGCTCTACCAGTTATTGCGGCAGATGCCAGTACCGCCTTTTCACCAGCAGACGATAGTGACGCTGAAGATAGCGGTATGAAACCAAGCATCTCTTATCCCAATTAAAGAGTACCAGCCAAAACAAACAGATCATCAATCTGTCGCTCAGTTAGGCCAAGCTGCGCCGTCAATTGCTGCACAAGCGGGAAATCACGGCGAATCTCTTGAGCATATTCCCAATCAATTTTTGCTGCACGTTGCTGAACAGGATCAGGAATACTTGCAAGCATAGACTCAATAACATCAAGCAGCGTTCCTTCACCGAACGGCGTGGACAGCATAGCAAGCCGCCCTTGCCGCATCGACACAACACGGGGCACAGCAGCTTTGCGCTCTTCTTCGATCTGCTCCGGGGACTTCGCAACAATCTGCCACGACTGTTCCCACCGCGACTTGTCTGCGTTATAAACCGGCGTGCCCTCTACCGCATAGTGTGTAACCGGGTCATACGCATGCGCTCCAGTAACCACTACACGAGCCATGCCTGCAAGTGCTAGTAGCTCGTCCGTCCAGTTTGTCGGGAATGTTGTATTCGGATGATCTGCGTATAGGTCGTTCAGCGTATACGGGTACTTGACTACCGCGCCGTTGATAATTTTTGCGTACATTACAGACTCCGTGTTGGTTTGATGGCGAGCATAACACCGGCTACGTTCGTCGTGCTTCCGACTGCCATAGACCGCGTTCCGGACGGACCTTTTGCCATGCCTTGTTCTGCCACGTTGTAGCTTAGAGAAGTTGTTCTGCTTATCCTAGAAGTCATGCTTGTTGGCGTTCCAACAGTGGTGCTTGCGCTTCGCGCCCCAAAAGCCAGCAGCAGCGACTGCGACAAAGTAGGACTAACAGAAGGCAGAATCAGCGGGTCGGTCGCTGTTGTAATAGTACCGATAGTGTCATAGGACGCATATCGGTAGGTAATAATCCCTCCGGTAAGCGCAGCGCTGGAAGAAGCGGTAAACGTGTAGCTTGACCCCTCTGATGCCCCTGCCACTTTATACGCTACGCGTATGCTAGGGTTTGCCCCTTGATCTAAAATTTCTGTCCAACCGGTATCGCCTGTCCACGTTCTGTTGTTATTTGCGCACATGAATGCAATCATTAGGTCGCCTTCAAGTGTTGCGTTTGGCGATGACGGCTTGTCAATCGTCAGCGTTGTTCCTGACGCAGTGCTGCCTGTTGCACTTGCAACAAATTCCGGCGCTACGGATGGTTCATTTGTTACCTGAAATTGAATGGACGCTACGTTGCCGCTTACACTCCACACCAAAGAATGCGCACTTGTTGCTGTCGCTGCTTGCGGCGAAAGATCGTATACACCGAGAGATGCTGTCGTTCCTGATTGCAATGCCCGCTGAGTCAATCCCGACGGCGGAGTAGAAACAGACGCAGATGATTCGTTAGCGAATACCGCGCATAGAGTGCCGGAATACGTCGGAGTTATGCTCGCTGCTGTTGCAGTTGCTGATGCCGCCCTTGTGATTGTGCCGATTGTATTTACTTGAGTCGCATTCCTGTAAACAAGAATCGCAACGGTATTATTCGCTGTGGAGCTATCAAACGTAAACGTGTAGTTTCCGCTTTCGCTTGCCGCTGTTTTTGCTGCAACGAAAAGCGAGTTTGAATCCGTATTTTCCGCGTAAAAAACATTAAACCCTGACGGCGGTGTGACAAGTTTTCCGTTCTGATTATTAAAGCAAATCGCAACCAGCAAATCGCCGTTTTGAATGTTGGATGGCGCGGTAACGGTGTTGTCAGCCGTAGTAACGCGGTTAATGCTACTCGACACAAACGACGGCAATGCTCGCGCAGAGTTTCCACCAGCACCAGCTAATAGTTTAGCAAGCATTACGCATTCCCCACGACCGCTGCGTAAACAACACCGCCTACCTTCCACACAACAACTACCGTGTAAGCAGTAGTCGAAAGAGTCGGAGCCGCTGCGCCATTATTCACAAACGTCGCATTCCACGTCGTAATCGTACCCGCCGTGCCGTCGTTAATCATTAGCGTGACAGCTTCGCCGTTGACCATATTGGTGTATGTGAGCGTGCGCCCAGTACCTGCAAGCGTTAGCGTTTGAATTGAACCGTTGCCCGGATCAATATCGACGGTCGCACCGTCCGTCAGCGCAAAAATGTCTTCCGTGATCGCGCCAGTAATAACCGGATCTGTAATTGCTGGCGTTGTAATCGTCGGACTTGTCAGAGTCTTATTCGTCAGCGTATCAGTGGTAGCTCGACCAACAAGCGTATCTGTAGACGTTGGGAGTGTTAGTGTTCCGGTATTGCTAATGGTGCTGATTACCGGAGTAGTGAGTGTTTTATTGGTAAGAGTTTCACTCCCGGCCAGCGTAGCAAAATCAGCATCGGTAACAGCAGTATTAAACTGAGCAATCGTGCCAGATACTGTGTTAGATCCTAGCGCAATCGTCTTATTTGTTAGCGTTTGCGTGTCGCTCGTCCCAACAACCGTTCCAGCGGGAGCAGTTTTTCCTGCCCATGTCGTCAGATCTGCGTCATACGCTTGAATATCCGCCCCGATAGTCAGCCCTGGAACGTTTCCGCTTGCGTCTTTATATACAGATTTTCCGGCAGGATATGTAACAAAAACATCTTTTGTACCAGCGCCAAAGTTAACAGCAGAATTTGCGTTAGATGACGCAAGGATCGTATCTCGCGACAGAGTTGCTCCTGCCGACGTATACGTACCAAGACCAACCTCCCAATCAGAACCAAGAGTAATGGCGTAATAGCATGTATTGCCATTGCCGACACCGCTAGAAAACGTCTGATAACCAGTTACAGCGCCGCCCAAAGTAAGAGTGCCAGTGCCGGTAGTGGTGGACGTTTCCCTTACACGGTCAGCAATAACAAGCGCCATATATTACTCCAGAGTAACGGAAAGGTTGCCGGTAGAAATGGTGAAAATATCGCCAGAAGAAACAGATTTCGACGTATCGAGCGCGGTATGGAACAGCAGGTTACCCGTAGTTTGGGAATCCATAATGCCAATATGAGTAATCGTCCCCCACGAACCAGTAGCTGTCGGGAATGTTACTGCGCCGCTATTAGTCGAAACGCCGTTAGACGGAGCGCCAAACGTCACTGCCGTGCGCTGATACGAACCACCAGAAACTTCAGTGCCGGTGTTTGCGTCGGTCGGATCGGTAGTAAACAGGGCAACATAAACGTTAGCCGGGCTTGTGTAGGTAGTTGCTCGAAGAGTCGCATTAATAAGCGCGTTTTCGAGATAATTCGACATTTCTGCCATGATTCACCTCAGTTAAAAGTCATAGACATTGGTTGACCACTATATTCGCTTCCCTGGTCAGCGTTGTTGATCGCCGTAATTGCGCGCTCATACAATGCACCCCAAGTCTGCAACCTTGCATCATTCATCAAATACGGCTCTGCTTCTGCCAAAGCCCCGTAAAGCAACGCATCAGCACAATAAGCAAGCCATGTATTGCTTTGATTATTAATGCCTAGAGGCGATGGCTTTGCGTAATAAAGCATTTGCAAAGTATAAGCCGCGTCTGGAATAGGGGCAAGTTGCATTTCTGCTGCCAAAACTGTGTAATTAAACGGCTTGCCAGCCTCTTTTACTCGCGCTTTGCGATAAAAGTTATTCGGAGCCATATATGTCAGGCCGCTAATCGGATTAGTATCAAGATGAATATCACGCATCTCAATAAAATCAGTTGGCAATCCAACCGTATTATCATCTGCCGTAGTAATAGCAGTAGAAACTGACAGCATTTGCCGAATTCGCAGGTCTCGGCTTAGCCGTTCTTCCGCGAGGCGAATAAAGTCCGGAATAACGCTATCAAGATCATTTCGAGCAAGATACGCTGCAATCGTTGTTTGTAGCTCTGAATATGTGCTTAGTGCCATATCAATCCTCTACTTGCTCAAAATCTTTCCAGCCGTACTCATAAGTACCAATGTGACGGATGTGCATGGAAAGCTCATGGTCAACATAAGTTGCGAATCCATTATCGCCAGCCTTGACGCAGAAATGCACATCCTCACCACAAACGCCAGTCGGCCCCCATCCAGTATCAAACCAAGGGCGCGGGACGTTATCAAACACTTCACGACGGATTAGCACAGCGCCAAAACCAACAGCGGTAATTTCCTCAACGCCTTCTTTGCCGCGAGAATCCACGTTCTCCCATTTGAAGATCGTTTTCTCGCCGTCCTGCCGCTTCGTGAGCAGCTTTGCCGTTGGCATCACAGGCTTTCTACGGGTCGTGGCGTTAACACCAACAATAGGAACTTCACGACTCAGCAGAATATCAATAATGTCAGGAGGGAAGCGCATATCAGAGTCTATGAACAAAACCGCATCGCACCCTTCTTTTAGCGCAACTTCAACCAGTTTTTCACGTTGATCGAAAATCAGCGTCCCCGGCATCGTATAAAGATTCAGCCCGTTATCGCCTTCTTTGCATCTGGTAGACGCATCATGTGCAGTCATCCGAGCAAAATCAAAGGCAAATCCAGTATGAACTTCATCCCTACACGGCACACATACGCCGATTCTCATATTGTTCCTCTGTAAGTCTTCCAAACAGCGTTTTCAGGGTCGTTAAGCCATCGAGCAAAACCAACATCATCAACAACGGCAAAACCACGCATAATCCCTCGTTGGTTCAATACATCAATAACCGTAAACGGGATTCGCGCCACATGATGAAGATCATTAAGATGGCCGGTTCGCTCTTTGTCAAAAGCTAGTTGTGCTTTGTTAGCTTCAATAATGTCGCCAACATCCTGAGTGGTTTCGATGACAATCCCGCCGTCATCGTCTGCATGTACTGTTTGTTTTCGCATGTTAAAAAGCCCCTCCACCGTTAAGCAGAGGGGCAATCACATTACAGGCTAAAGTCCAGATCGGCAACGATGCCGTGAGCGGCTTCGTTCTTCACTTCCAGCGTCACTTCCGCAAGAATCTGGGTCTTCTCGCTATCGCCAGCCTTTGCCAGTTCGTTGGTCTGGAACGGGCGCAGGTAAGCCAGGGCAGCGTATTCCGGATCCAGAATCAACGCATCACGGGTACGCATGAATCGGTTGGGAACCACGCTCATCGTGCCAAAGTCCGACATATACACATCAGCAGCGCCGATGATGGTGGTCGGCTTGTTCGACGGAGCTTGGAATCGCTGTGCTGCGATACCTGCAAACGTCGAAACCTTCTGCTTACCAGCCGCGCCAACCATCAGAATCTTCGGCGAGCCGCCCGAAGTAAACACCTCAGCAACAACGGTCTTCAGCAGGGTTTCCGTGAAGGTGCGCTGAGTGCCATCGGTGCGGGTCGAAACGCCAATGGTCGCCGGATCTGCGCCACCCGAACCAACGTCCGAGTTGGTCTTAATCCACGACAGCAGCGAACCCATTTGACGAGCCGTGGTCGAGCTACCCGCCGAACGGCCTTGGTTCGACAGCAGGATGGTTTCCAGATCGCGCTTCAGTTCTGCCGAGGCTTTGGCCAGTTGGTAAGCCTTTTCCGACTTACGGCCAGCTTTGTTCACCGCATCCAGAGTGCCCGACACTTGAATCGTCTTTTGAACGATTTGGGTGTAGTTACCAAGACGAACGGTCGGCGACAGGGTTGCCGAAGTAGCGTCAGCGCCTTCAACAGCAGCGTTAGCAGTCGTTGCAGCAGCAAGCGAGTCAGTCTGCCACTCGTGGTAAACAGCGGTCGCTTTGGTCTTGCCAACCGACGACATAAACGGAGTTTCGGTCGGGGAAATCGAATAAATAACATCCGACAGGTCTTCACGCTGGCCGATGGCCGAATGTGCGGTATAAGTAGGCATAATCTTTCCTTTTTACAAGAATCGTTCAAATACAGCAGCCGCGTCTGCTACTCGTCCTGAGTTTCGCGCACGCTGCTTCAGTTTTTTCACTTCCTCGCTTTGGATTTCGTTAGGGCGAGCAACGCCGGATTTAATAACCTTAGGCGCTTCTGCTACCCGCTTCGTAATCCCAGGCTTTGCAGATTGCAGCTTGTCATACTGCATAGCCTTCCAAAGCGTTAGTACATGGCGAGAGTCATAAATACTCCCAAGTTCTTCTTCAGAAAATCCGACTTTCATCCCAAACTCTCGCAAATCTCGCCGAATCGCATCACCCTTTTTAGGATCTACAAATTCAGGAATTATTTCTGCAAGCTTTTGCGACTCTTGCTGAACTCGATAAGCAAGGCTTTGCTGCTGTTCTTGCATTTGTTGCGCCATGATCCGTTGGCGCTCTGCATTAACGGCTGCAAGTTGTTTCTCTCGCTGCGACATTTCAGCAACCTTAACGGCATAACCAATTGGGTCATTTTCCTTAAGGTAAGCCAAATCTTCCTCTTGCTGCGGCTGGTTAAGCATCTGCTCAATCAGTTGCAGCCGTTGCGCGTACTGGTCACGCAACATCTTCGCTTCTTCGATACGCTGGCGCTCTGCTTCTACCGCCTTACGCTCTTCGGCGACTGCTTGCGATTTCTTTGTGTAATCTGTGCCAAGCTGATAAGACTTGATAAGCTCTTCAAGCGTTACCTCGCGTTCTTCACCTGCGGCTTTAACGCGGTATCGAGGCTGCTCTTGCTCTTCTTGCTCATCTTCTTGTTCTACCTCTGACTCATCCGATTCCTCGTAATCATCAGATTCGGCCTCGCTATCGTTGGACTCTGCTTGAATCTCTGGTTGTTCCTGTTCGGAGCCAGAATCATCACCCATTAGTCCCAAAATAGCGCTGGCTGCACCACCCACATCCAACTCCGCACTCCCTTCCGGGGCCATGCCTTGAGTATCGCTCATCATTATTTCCTTAATTATATCGGGAACTGCCCGACTCAGTTAAAAAACCTTAATACGCTTTTCGTCAATAGTCTTTTGAGATGCCATGCCTTCAATATGCTCTTCAATACTATCCAATACTCGAAGCCGCATATAAGCCACCTCTCTAACGTCAATTTCCGGATAATCACTCATGGTTATTTTGCTTAACTCAATTCCACGAAGATTTTCCATCATTTCTTTAAAATAATCGTCGCGGAGAAGATTAATAGCCCATTGCGATTTATCCATTATGCGCCTTTAGTAATATTGCCAAGCTCTTTAATAGCCTTCAGCACAATATCTGCCTGACGATTACGGCTTTCCTCGTCAGCAATATCCATCGCCAAGATAGCCTGAAGCTGCTTAACAGCCAGTTCAGCCTCTTTAATCCGCATCTCTGACTGATCCCGCTGATTGCGCATCTGAAGTTCAATCCCCTTGCGGGTAAACTCAGCCTCTAGGTTTTGTCGCTCAAGATCAAGTTTCGCAGCCTCAATCTGACTCTTGGCCTCAGTCTTTTCACGCTCAACCTGCGCCAGCATCTTAGCCATCTCTGCCTGCATATCCGGCGGCGGCTCTTTAGGTTGTGCAAGTTGCGCCTCAACTTCTGGCGTAATCTCACTCATGAATACACCAGCATCCTTAAATCCGGCGGCTTCAATCAAACGCGCCATAGAATCGCGGTACTGCCGGACAGAGACAAGCGGATTGGACGGGCCGTATGATTGGAGAATCTGCTCTTGCTTTGCGATAATCATCTGCAACATTGCCAATTTTTGCTCACGGTCACCGGAGCCAAGGCCAACGTTAATCGAAACATCGTATTGGTTAGACCACATGCGCGGATCAAACTGAACAAACTTGCCACGCATGCGAACCAGCTTAGGTTTGTCCTGATATTTGCCCAGCAGATGCAGAATCCCTTTAAACAGGGACTTAACGCCAGTTTCAGCAAAGATTCGCGCAATCAACTCCAGCTTGCCCGAGTTAGACTTCATCATCGCAGCAACAGCGGTCGCGCTGACATTATTCAAAACGTCAGGGTCAAGACCTTGTTGCGCGTCACTAACACCAGTACGTTTAGCCTGTACAGCATCAAGGTATTCCAGCATCGGGAACGCCTGAGCAGTCACCGCAGGAACTTGAATCGGAACCATTGCGTTCGGATTCTTCATGCGAATAACGCCGCCAGGAGTAGCGTTAAGCATATCGTCAATGTTTACCTGCCCATCGACAACGCCTACCCGAGCATTGTTCGTTAGATACAGGTTATCCAGCATCTGACGCGTTACCGTAGACTTGATAAGCTGAATATCGATCGTCCGATCAGCAAGCGACTGGCCAAAGAACTTATGCGGAATAGGAATTGGGCAAACTGCATGGAACGGGACGTAATCACACTCGTCATCATCTAGAATTTCTGAGCCAGCGTAGACAATGCGGCGAAGCTCTGCCATGCCATCTTCATCCTCATCAATGCGGATATAGCACTCAAATACCTCGATTGTCTGCATTGCAGGGTCAAGGCTAGTGTCTTCGTCAGGCTGCTCACCCTGAGAGAATCGAGCAACGCGCTCAGGCGTAAATTGCAGGTCATCGTAAGACGGCAATCCGTCCACAACCTTTTTATCGTAGCCAAGCGCAATAAGCTCGGAGCGCGTCATCAAACGACGATGCGCGACAAACGGCGATTCCCCAATAGTCCGAGCGGATTTAGAGATAATGAATTCTTCCGGCGGTACGTTCTCAATCTTTACGCAGCCGTACTTCTTTACAGAGCGAACCTTAACTTCATAAACGGGAACTTGAATCGGCATGCCCATAGGGTCAATACCACCTTCAATAAACTCCACTTCCTGTTCAACAACCTCAAGAGACCCGTCAGACAGAAGCATTGCAAGCTCATCTTCTGACAGGTTCTTGTATTTCTCTACATTAACGTCCTCTTTCTTCTCCCAATAGGCTTTCACCACGCCCACCTTTTGCAGTAGCGCGTCTTTGAACCAGTTGTGGAGAATCAGCAGACCGTCGTTTTCACGGTAGAAAACCCAGTTGCAATAATCAGTGGCTTGTTTTGCTGTTTCTTCATCGCCAGGGGATTGCGGCTCAAAGTAAACAATATCTTCCGTAGTCGTAAATACTCGGATTAGTTGCGGCAGTGCGCCATCAATTGCTTCAGCAACTTCTCCTGTAACAATCTGGCTCCGGCCTTCAATTTCATTGCCGTATGGATTGCGCAGGTAAAAATCAAGGGCTTTTCGACGCGCCTCAGTCGTTTCTGTCTCGATAAAACCAATAGCATTATCGATTTCATTATCAAGAATGCCTTTAATTTGTCCTGAATCCATAGCTTGCCCTTAATGGCGAATTTTTGCCATTATACAATCCAATTTGTTTTAATAGGCAATGTTGATTGCCACGAACTATCTGTTTCGTCAAGACCTATAGCCAAATATCTAAATGCGTCAGAAAAATGGCTAGACCAATCATGCAAAGGTTTATCGTAATAAACATTGCGCCGCTCTTCAAACTCACGACGATAGTTGCGTAGCGCGTTAATTCCGTCCTTTGTCCGAGTATGAAACCAGCAGCGCGGAATCAACCTGCGAACAGCTTGGATACCGTCAGCAACGCTAAGACGTGGGCATACAGTAATATCTAGCCCCGCATCCATCAGCACCTCTTTACGGCTTCTTCCCGTGCCAAGCTCCCTTACCTCCACGTCATGCGGAAGAATCTGTCCGTACGTCTGGTATTTGTGTTCGCGCAACCAGTTAACGTACCAATCCAGCCCAACGCCATGATTCTCTACGCAATCAATTAGGCGGACTTCCTTGCCAGCAATTTGTGCAACCCATAGTGCAGTCGAATCCCCCATACCAAGATCCCACGCAACAAAGTTGCGGCACAAATCGTCAGTAGGAAACTCAGCAATGCGGCCAAGCCCCTCAATATCGTTAATGAGTTTGCCGTAGTAACTCCCCTCAACTGCTGCGTTAAACGAGCACTCAAATTCCTGGTTGTATTTATCCTCGCCCATCTCATGCTGCGCCGCCTTTAGTTCAGCAGATGGCAATACACCAGTTTCAGATGCCTTGAACTCCAGCAACGCCCAATCTGGAGATTCTTCAGCCCTATCTCGTAGGTCTTTAAAGTGGTTATTGCCTTTAGGAGTGCCAATGAACAAAGCCCAGCCCATGCGATCAGCTAGTGCAGGACGGATAATCTCGTTCCATATTTTAGGATTTTGGTCGCCAACCTCGTCAATAACAACGCCATCAAAGTATTGTCCACGAAGGCTGTCAGGGTTGTCTGAGCCATACAGAGATATACGCCTACCCCAAAAATCCACCCGCAATTCAGCAATGTTTGCCTGTGCCTTTAGCGGTCTGGTGAACTCTAGTACGTAATCCCAAGCAACTCGTTTAGCCTGGCTGTACGTTGGGGCAATGTAGGCAAATCGTGGGTTAGGCTTATCGCACTGGACTGCTGCCTTGATGAGATGATTGATGGCGCTAACGGTCTTCCCCATACGCCGATGAGCCACAACTACAGAGAATCGATGGCTATCGATAGCCTCGTGGATTTGCTCCTGTTCCTTACGCGGCTTGTAAGGAATGACTATTTCTGCCATGTGATTGTATGCTGTTGCGCTCCACCATCAGGGCCGCTTACCTCTTGCTTCTGTGTTTCAGCCCACCGCATTTGCGCTTTAGTCCACCATATCAATGCCGTTGTATCACCTGATTGAGCCTTGTTAAACAGTGTTTTGGCTATCTGCGCGCTTGCTTTAGCCTTTCCTACGTCTAGCTCAGTCCGATAATGCTTTCGCAGCGTCTTATCATCTATGCCAATAAGCGCCGCTATCTGCTCATGAGGCAAGCCTAATCCAGCCGATGTTTCGACTAGTCTTTTGTTTTCCTCTGTTGCAATATGCTCGTGACTCATTTTCTTAAGGGGAACTGTTAATTACTTGTCAACAATACTGCTTTCTTACCTGTGAAATCTTCCCATCGCTTTACTATCGCATCGCAGTAGCCAGCGTCTTGCTCCATCATATAAGACTTTATTTGATGTTTTTCACAAGCAATAGCTATAGTCCCGCTACCTGCAAAAAGATCAAGCACTGCCCCGTTCGTAGGAACTTTTAAGTAATCTATTGAAAATTCAATAATTTCAACAGGTTTTTGTGTCGGATGAATACTACCTTTTAATGCTGCTCTATTAATTGTCTTGCTTCTCAATGGCTTGTTTTCAGTAGTCCAAGCAAGCTCACCATCTGACATTGTTAATCCATCTTGACCTTTGCTCCAATATAACCAGCCTCTAGTTGCTGGCAAAAGATCAGCAAAGTAATTCCCCCCCCATATTACAGATGGTACGTTCATTGAAACAATCCATCTAAATATACCTTCGTCTGGTCTTTCTGAATCCCAACCTTTTTTTTCGTGAAATTTGCGGTTATGCTTTGGATTTGAACTAATTGAATGTTTCTGACCATCAATCCCAATTCCATATGGCGGGTCAGTAATTATTGCATTAGGGACAATTCCATAAAGCAATTTATCAATTGATAATGTGTCATTACTATCACCACACATCAACCGATGATTGCCTAACTGATATATATCCCCTAGCTTAGTCTTTGGCTCCTCTGGCGCATCCGGAACGGCATCCTCATCCGTCAAACCCTCTACCTGCTCTGGCTCCAGCAACTTGTCCAGTTCTTTAGCGTCAAAACCGATAATGTCTAAATCAAATCCAGCATCCTTCAGGTCTGCAAGCTCTAGCGTCAGCATTGCCGTATCCCAACCAGCATTCATAGCTAATTGGTTATCAGCAATAACGTAAGCCTTCTTTTGGCTCTCCGTCATGTGCGATAGCTCGATTATCGGGACTTCGCTATGGCCTAGCTTTCGTGCAGCCAATAGCCTGCCGTGGCCAGCAATAATTCCGTTTTCGCCATCAACAAGAATCGGATTAGTCCAGCCAAACTCCTTAATACTGGCTGCAATTTGGGCTACCTGTGCATCCGAGTGTGTGCGGCTATTTCGGACGTAAGGAATAAGTTTCTCAACGCTAACTTTTTTGATTTCCAATTGCACTACCTTTCAGGTGTCATGCGTAAATAACTTCATATATATCCGGGCGGGTCTCTTTTATCCACGCTCTCGGTTCCTCATGGCATCTTTCAAAGTCACTTCCTATCGTCTGACTCCCCGCGTGATGCACATAAGCCCTGCTTACAAAATGCTGAAATCCTGCTTTTTGCAGGTCATGACAGATTATATTATCTGAATACCAGTTTGTACTAGGAAACTTTGCCGTATCCCATGCCTCTCGGCTTATTGACGCAAATATCGGGGCGACTACATCTGTAAGCTTAATCTGCTCCTCTGACCTACGCTTTAGCCCTATAAACTCGTCATTATCTACAGGGAATCGAATGTTTTGATCTGGCAACACATAATCCGACCTAGCACCTAAGAAGCCTGCTTTGAATCCCCTGCTACTCAGCAACTCACTATCCTCTTTCATTAGAGCAATAGTTGTTGGTGTAAGCACCACATCATCATTTGCAAGGATTACACTATCAAAACCATCTCGGAATGCTACGTCTGTCGCTGCGTTATAAGCATCGCCAAAGTTACTTTGTAAGTTTGGGAACAATACGGCGTTTACAGAATGTCGGTACTTATGCGGATTTACATGCGATATGTAAAGCGGCAAATCTGGCGCATAGCATTTGATTGATGCCAGCAGCACATCAAGGCCAGGATTGCCAATTGAGCATATGACTATTGATTGCATAGTCCCCAAAAATACAAGTCAGCAGGGCTTTTGTTTGTCATAAATCCGTATGACTCAAACTCATCAAAGCTGAATTTTCCCCTGAAATCCTGCTCCGTCAAATTCCTATAATAGTCATTGCAAAACGGCGCGTCTGACGGACTTGTTCGCTTAGTACCATGCTCTGGCCTGCCTTCTGTTGCACAAGAGAAAAACACTAGACCGCGACACATACGAATCATGTTGCGAAATGTCGCCTCCCATTGCTCGTTATGCTCAAAACATTCACAAGATGCAACAACAGCGAACGATTTATCAGGGAAATCTAATTCTTCCCCTTTTGCAACCAAGTCAACGCCCGGCCCATTGCCAAGATCAACGCCAATATAATCACATCCATCAAAAAACTGACGTATTGAACCATTAATGTCTAAGCTGCCAATTTCCAATACTTTCTGCCCTGCAAAAAATATCGGGAATCGCAATTTCAGCGACCTAACAAAATCTAGCTGGCTTTGATGGCTCATTTTTTCTTTTTTGCTTTACCAGCTTCAGAAAGTGCAATAGCTACAGCCTGTTTTTGTGGTTTAACTACCGGCCCACCCTTACCAGAATGCAGCGTACCGCCTTTGTATTCACGCATTACAGAACTAATCTTTTTCTCTGCTTTGGTCTTTTTCATGGCTTAACCTCAAGATGGCCGTTTTCAAATAGCAGCCCAATAGTTTTCCTATGCGCTTCTTCCCACATATCTATCCGTTCCTGCTTGGATAGATTCTTCCCTTGATCTAATTCATAGTGGCAAATAAAACAAAGGCCAGCAACCCTATAGTCACTAGCCTTTATACCTTTTCCTTTGCCATCTCGCAACTGATTTGAGTGAGCCGCGACAACAGTTCCATCTTGTTTGCCGCAGTGCTGGCATGGAAAGTTTCTAAGGATTTCTAATAGTTTTTTGTTTCTATACAGAATTCTTCTCCTTTAGCTTGGCTTCGATTCGTTCGGCTATCGTCCACCTGTTTTCTGGGTGCGTAGTTTCAAGAACGCCCTTTATTTCCTCATCTGTCAGCCCTACCCACGGGCGCTGTGGTGGGGTGACATCACCGAAAACACCTCGGGGTCGATATTCGTACAACGACGCTTTTAAATTCCCCAGTGTTGTTGACCCACAGTGAAGTCCAGCAAGCGACGGCTTTTGCGTAATCAATGAATCAAGCGCAGCGCGACACTCACGTAACAATACCGCTTGTTCGTTCATCAACACACCATCCGCAGCGGCAATGGCATCATCTATTGTTGGCACGTAGTTATCTGGCATGTTGATTCCTTGTTCGGCAGCGATCTGTTTTAACGACACTGGCGCCTGTTCTTTCTCAGAAATACGGGCGCGGAGGGTTTCAGTTATTACAAACTCACCATCCAGTTCTTTTTCTGCATATATCAGCGCATCCATCACGTGTTGCACTTCCTCGCGTGTTAGGGTAACAGTCATAGTTGGTGTTGTTTGTTGTAATTGATAAGATCAACCATTGCGGCCTTTGCATCCTTAAATGAAAGCCCGCCAAGATTGATTCGCGTTACTTCCTCTGCAAAAAATTTATGTTTCCCATCTACCGTGCCTAAATATACAAGCCGCCAGTTGTCATGAACGTAAACGATTCGCCCCGGATACTTCACTAGATGCCCGTTTTTATCTCTAGTCGCTGGCAGCGTTTCCTCTGTTACACAAACCTGCTGCGCTTCCTCTTTCGTCAGTGTGACGCTCATAGCTCCTCCCCAGTGGCTTTGGCGATGACGGAGCGAGCTTTGCTCAACAAACTCGGCTCCGGCATTTCTTTGATGTAATTCTTCTGCTTCCTTGCGTGTTAAGTTAATCATTTAGCCCTCCGTATCCTGTTTAGCGAAACTGTTCCGTAGCCGTAGCCGTCGCCGTTGCCGTCGCCGTCGCCGTTGCCGTCGCCGTTTCCGTAGCCGTAGCCGTTGCCGTTGCCGTAGCCGTTGCCGTAGCCGTAGCCGTCGCCGTAGCCGTCGCCGTTGCCGTTGCCGTTTCCGTAGCCGTTGCCGTTGCCGTTGCCGTAGCCGTTGCCGTAGCCGATTGGTTTAAACATTAAAGCCCCCAGTCATCAGGGACAGGTGTGCAAAAAATCTCTGCGCCTTCTGGAATATCTACGCCATTTGGCATTGGTTTGATCGTAGCTTTACTTGATTTTGGGTTTGCAATTACGCCATCAAACCCGATTGACTCCCATCGGAACAACCATACGGCGCGAGAAAGTTTGATGCGCCCGTTTTCACGAATAACATCACCAGCAAAAATCCAGCCGCGATCTACAACAATGACTGCGCGTGTGCCCAATACTGGTTGTTGCACTGTATCTGCTTTGATATAAGTAACACCATTGATTTCGATTGTGTTCATTGTTTTCTCCATGTTTAAAGTTTGTTGCTGCGCTTCTTCGCGTGTCAGTTGAATCATTTCATCTCCTTCCCAATCTCAGCAGCCGCCCTCACGATGGCTCGGCGAGTAGCGGCGTAGGGGTCGTCGCCTGTAAATTCCACCACTTGTTGACTTTCGTTGCAGTTAGGTGTGTAGCCAACTGCAATCTCATCGTCGAAAAAGTCGGCGCTCATATTCAACGTCACCGCCAGCCGCAGCGCATCGCCGTCATGAGTCAGGGGGTTCCAGTGCCCTCCATCTTTGCTATAAATTGCTTGTGAAAAACCGTAACGGATATCCATACCGTCCCAGTCTTGCCATACCCCGTCAATACCCGCTGCTTTCGCAGCGAGTTCCAGCAGTTCGCGGTCAGTCATGTGCAATGCCCCCCGCAAAGCAGGCTGTGCAAAAACCAATTAACGCGACAAAAAACCGCCTTTCCTCATCCGTCAGCCCTACCCATTCGCGCTGTGGTGGTGCGGTGTAGAGTGGCTCGTTTTTCAGGTTGTCTTCTAATGCCGGCGCGTTGCCGTATGCCCATGCATACCCGCCACCCATCTTAGGCCACCAAGTGCGCCACGCCACCGGCTCCTGCTCAGGCTCCGCAAGACGGGCTTTCAACGCTTCTGCTTCTTCACGCGAATCGCACTGCACGCAAACGTCCCATTTGTTCAGCCACTTGATGCCGCCAAGTGAAACGCTTTCGTCTGCGGCCTGCTCGTATTGTTTTATTCTGATTTTCATGTGTTCTTCTCCTTCAGCTTGGCTTCTATCGCAAGCAAACTTTCTTTAAAAGTCATTTTGTCTAAACAAGAAAGTCTTTCTTCATCAGTTAATCCGCGCCATTCAATATTTTGTGTTTGGCCATCAATCATATACTCATCACAAAGAGCGCATCGAAAAACCTTTTGACGTATGCTGCCTATATAAATCCATGAATGAACGCAATTATTCATTTATTTTTCTCCACTATCTTTGATTCAATAGCCTTTGCAAACTCATAGATAGGCAAGTAAGTCATTCCTTTCGTATCTACCATTACCTTTATCCATATTTCTTTGCAATCATCTTCTGATAATTTTTTAAACTTTTGCAGTTTTTCAATAATCCCCAAAATAGATGTATTTAACGCAGCACGAATTAAAACTAGCGTTTCGTCAATCATCTCATCGTAAACGCCTGGGTCAGTTCCTTTGATGACTTCCAGAGTCATTTTGGCTTCTTCTAACGCTTCGGTGTCTGCCATAACTGCAGAATATATTTGGTCTATTTCCGACCTTACCTCTGGCTTGTTCTCATCCATTGTTCTTCTCCTTTATTTTCCCTCTTGCCCACACTGCGCCATTGAAAAACGACTCATCAAATACATGATGGTTGGCTTCGTTGCGTATCTCTTCATCCGTCAGCCCTACCCATTCGCGCTTCGGCGGGGCGGTGTAGAGGGGCTGTAGTTCATTAACTGGGTTAACTTCGTACTTTGCGTCTGACGGGTAAACAACGCCGTGTTTACTTATCCACGCCACCGGCTCCTGTTCTTTCTCAGCAAGACGGGCGCGGAGGGTTACAAGTGCTTTAGCTACAAGCTTGTGGTCGTATTGATCGACTCGCGTTTCCCATTCTCCATCAGGTATCCAATCTTCTTCGCAGCTTCCAAGCGCATCCATTACCAGCTGCGCTTCCTCGCGTGTTAGGGTAATCATTTTCCCTCCCATTCAGTCTTTAACGATTCCGCGACCGCCTTCAATCCACAGTAGATAGCGATAGCTATTGATATTGCCCCTAAATCAGTCATTCCAGCACCTCCGCTTTCTTCAGCTTGCCTGTCTCGCCGTCGAAGATGAGGCGAAGGTTGGTTGCACGGGATGGACAAAGTGAAGGCACAAAAGTCTCAACGTAATCAGTTTTTGGGGCGCTAATAGCCATGTACCGAACAACATCCGGCTTCGGCTCGGGCTTGATTCGATATTCGTTATTTTCATACCAAGACGGGGACGCGTTAACTGACCATTTCTCCCACTGATATCCATTAAAATATTCAATCTCCGCACCATCGGCCCATGCCTTAATCAGCTCTGCGTGTTTGTGTGGTTGTTTCATTTCGTCTCTCCTCTTGCGCGGATAGCGGCAGCGCACTCTGCCGGTTGCATTCCTACATCACGAGCTTGAAATCGGTCACAAATCCCCGCTGCTTCTTCACGTTCATGCGCTGCGACCAAAGCGGCAAATCGCTCGACTTCGGTCGCACCCCACCGATGCGGCTCTGTCCAGATATCGCCTGCTCGCAGCAGGCCGGCTTCACGCGCCATGCGGATAACATCGTCTTGGTTCATTCCAGCACCTCCGCGTTCTTCAACTTGCATGTATCGCCGTCAAAAGTCAGGCGAATGCGAAGGCGAAGGTCGTACATATTCACAACATCCGGCTTCGGCTCGGGCTTGATGCGGTAAACAATAGCCTCGTTCCAATACGGGCTTTCACGCGGCAACCAAGATTCACCATCCCACATCTCAACCTCCGCGCCATCGGCCCATGCTTTGATTAGCTCTGCGTGCTTGTGTGGTGTTTTCATTGCGTATTCCTATCTATATTCCTATTAGACGCTTCCTGTGAGCGCCAGACGTCGATCCTGGCTTGTGCCGCTACCAGCATCCACCTTAGTCTTTCGGCTTCTTCTACAGCCTGTTTAAGACCATCCAAAACTTCAAGGTACTCAGGATGACTATAGGCGAATGATTCCTTGTCCGCAATTGTATTTCCCAATGCGTTCTGGAAAATGATAGCTTTCTTTGATTTCCTGTATTCTGATAAAAATGTGACATTAGCCTTGGCTTTAGCGTAGGCTTCAGCGTTTTTAATCATGTAAAGGATTGCTTCGTTAGGGTCTATTTGTTTTGTCATTGCAATAATATTTCATTGGACAATAGGACAGGACGAGAGGTTGATCTATACGCTCTTCTCGCACTAGCTAATCCCTCGCGGGGTTACATTCGATTTCCAGGGCGACCGTATCGTGGCCCATCCGTATATCAACCTTGCTGCCCTGTTCCTGAGATACCTGTAACGAGTTCTCGCGCCGTCCTGTCACATAGCGCATTCGGTTTTCTTGATGGCAGTCCCGAACTTGGACACACTGCTAACGCGATCAGTACGGTCTATGTACCGGAAATGACAAAGCCCCTAAAGTCTTGGCTTTCCCCGTGTGTCAGGCACGTTCCCACTTAAGGGAGGAAAACCAAAGCTTTAAGGGCTTAGGTAGATTATCTACGCCTGACACATAGACAAGAAAATTATAGATCACATAGCTGCATTTGCAAAGACATATTCGATTGATTTTGCAAATTGCTTTCTAGTTAGTGATAGTTGTAAGTTATCAGTCTCAGTTAAAGCCTCGCCAATGTCTCGATAATCGTCGCCAGTCAACGCCCAACGACCAGACTTTTTATGCCGTTCTCTGACGTTAATAACAGCATCTAAGCCACGCCGGAAAACCGTCATATCTAGATCATTTTGCCAAGCTGCTGTCATGCCCACGTTCAGACGAGCAGTTATCGTGTGCCAGGATTGTTCATCTGCGATTCCTTCTCTAAATTTCATTAACTCAAGATGCGGAGTCAACTGGAGCGCAGTTTCTTCGTCTGCTCCATGCCTGATTGTCAGCGGAATTCCTGCCCTGACTTTTGTTTGCTTCTTCCTGGGCTTTTTACTTGATGGCATTTTTTACAGCCTCCAATGCCTCCGCAAGATTACGGACAACTGCAACCTGACCTAGCCAATCCGCGTGCCATACAATTTGCTGCGCCGTCATTTTCCCGTCACCCTCTTTTATCTCAAGCAACAAGTTAAATTTCCGCAATCCATTCTTTGCGCCGACCAAAATATCCGGGCAACCCTGCCCTACTTTGTGAAGATGCTGGACTGTGTATCCAGCTTCACGAAGTCCATGTACGATTTCCCGCTGGTTTGTATCTACTCTGTATGCTCTCATTTCACGATTTTCCATTGATTTGATGCTCTATTCTTGTCGTTACGAATTGCTTCAGCCAGCAACTTTGTTTTGCGCCTAGCTAAATTTGAATCTCTTTTCAAAGCGGCTCGCTCTGTGTCCCATTTTCTATTTGCTTTGCCAAACTCAATATTTGCCATCCAATCAAGCGTTTCAACGTCTTTTGATGAATCTGTGTCCCATAGCCTGTCAGCTAAAATTTTCATATGCCGCCCGACCATTTCTTGAACTCTGCCAGGCCAAAAAATATATTCAGGCACTCTTTTCAGTTCATTGCAGTCAAGCATTATTCCGTAAGGTTTTAGCCATCGCTCTAAATCAGTCATCCTTACGTCTTTGCGAAAAGCTTTGATAAGCATTGCGTCATATATTCGCTGTTTATTCACGCCAATCTCCTTTTGCGCCTCTGTTTCCCTTAGACCACTGATCCTTGCAATCGTCCTCTAACCTATCCGCAGCATCATCACCGCGCTTTCGTCTTACGTCAGATAGGTAATTCACTGCTACGTTCCTATCCGCTGTGCGCCATTGCAAAACATAGCGCACTTCACATTGATGGCGATATTCTTCGCTATTTGTATCAATCACAACCGGCCAACGTTATCAAAGTCTTGCGGCAAAGAACCAAGTTTCTCGACAAACTGCTGGCTGCTGGCGTGATACCAAAGTGAATACCACTCCTGGCTTTCGCCGTTACGCTGCTTCTCACACATTAGATAAGCATCTGGCATGTTTTCGTCCACATGCTCACCCATGTTTCTAAGATTTTCTTTTTTCTTGTTACGCCACATTAGAAATACGTTATCAACCTGGTCAGAAATGCTTCCACTACCCTTCAAATCATTCTTATTCGGCTGCTGTTCCTCGTTCACCAGCTTGCGGATATGGTGGACTAAATGAATGTGTACGTTATGGTCACGAGCGATAGCCGTCAGCTCATCAATAAAGCTCTTTTGGCCGTTAAAGTCATCCTCACCCTTAACGCACTTCATCAGCGAATCGATAAAAATATGTTGTACACCTAACTCAATCGCGCAATACCTAGCCATCGCTATGACTTTATCCGCTGAAGTCGTTCCCTGTTGATCGTAAATGTACATCTTGTCAGACAGGAACTTATCCATCCTGCCAACAAGTTTTTCAATGTAAGACTTACGGTCATGCGTCATCGGAGAATCAATAAACTCACCGGCAAACTGGCGCATCATTCGTTCTAACGTCCGTTCAGGCTTCATCTCAAACGAAGCGATACAAACGGTTTGGCCTTGCTTCACTAGGTTTAACGCAATCTGACCAGTAATCAGCGATTTACCGCCACCGTTGCCACCAGCATATACCGTTACCTCTCCAGTACGATACGCAAAACCGTTATGCGTTTTTGTCCACGGCAAAGTAATTTGATGATTAGACGATTCAGAAAGATAGTTTTCTTTAATCGTTTCTAGCCAATCAATAGCTTTCTTTACTCTTATCGTTACATCATTTGCGTGAAGATATTTCTCTACGTCAATTGAATCTGATTTGATAATCCGCGCTTTTCTGGCGGCATCTAGGTCTAATGCCCTTTCGTAAACACTCATTGCATATACCCCGCCGCTTCGTTGATACGTTCAAAAGCCGTTTTAAGGCGTTTTCTGTCAGCATCTGATACTTTCCTACCCTCTGCTATATCAAACGCCACCAGCGACGTTACAAGTGCCTCAAAATGGATAATTTTCAGCAAGTCAGCAGCATAGAACGGCTTACGCTCTGATTTCAGCCAGTGGATACCTGGTTTTAAAAGATCGTCTTTAGGAAACAGATCAGTCATGTCCATGCCTACGGCTGAAACAACTTCGTAAGCAGAACAGCCAGCAAAACATTTCAGCAGGATTCGTCCATCATCAAGTTGCGTGATAGCCAGGCTAGGGCTTTTGTCGCCGTGAGCGGGACAACAAGCAGTCCAACGGCCTTTCTTGCCTTTAACTTTCTCTAGGCGATTGAGCAAATTTCCGATCATATGACGCGCCTCCCAGACAACATATTTACGTTAGAAGCAACTTGTCCCGGTTTTACCCATTCGGATTGAAAACCTCTCCAATTCCTTACGCACATCATTTCAAGTGCAGACTCAAAGCTTATCCCTGCCTTCTCGCATTCGCTTCTAATTTTTTTTATCACCGTTTCAGTGACGATAGCTTTTATCGATTTACGTTGTTTCAACCAATCATCCCAAACACTTACCGAAACGTCATCAGGACGTTGAGGCGTAGTATTTGTTTTTTTATTGGTTATTGGTTTATGGTTATTGGTTGCGATCTGATCTGGATCGGATTTCACATCCATTTTGGATGCCCAACGTATCTTATTAGCTGTCTTTGCACGATCTGATTTCAAATGAAATCTTGCTATTTCTTCATCACAACGAGTGTGATGCCAAACATCATTTTCAAGCTTAAAAAACGTATTCAATATCATCCCAACGTCTCTTGGTTGAGCGCCAAGTTGAAACGCAATTGTTTCAATGTCTTTATCAAAAGGCTTTTCAATGTCGTAGTACATCCAGAGCATTCGCAGATACGTCATTGTCTGCAAGTCTGTAAGGCGAGCGGTGGCCTTAATAAAGTCACCGATATGGTGCTGGTAGTAATGCATGGTAGCCTCAGTCAAAAGCTATAGTCACTGTAGGTAGGTTGGGCAGGCCGGTGACTAAGCGGCTTTTCGGATACGTTTTCCTATCCCTTCCCGGTAAATCATATCGTAACGCCGCGTAACTGGCAAACCCGGCACACGTTACTGTTTGCGAACTGACTGCCAGAGCGTGACCGCTTGCAGCCAGGACAGAACTTTAACTTAAAGTTATAGCTCGTCCCGGTAGTTTGGCTTAACTTTGGAGTAGAGAGTTTTGAGCGTTCGTCGTTCAATTGGTTGTCCCCTAGGAGATTCAGTCGAATAAGTAACTTTTAGCGGCTTAAACCAGCCTTGCTCTGCCGATTCTTTTTGAAGCCGTTTCAATGCTTGTTCGTATTTCATGATTGTCTCCATAAAATTACTGCAACCAGGGCAAGCCCAAGCGCAGCGTACATTTCAAACACATCTATGAATGCCCAAATGTCCATTGTCACAACCTCCGAAAGCCGCGTCAACTGGCGCAGACGAACAATAGACAACACCAAAGATTGTTGCAAATAGAAAATTTCTATAGAAATTGCTTTTGCTATAGGAATATTTTCGTTTTCAAAGTTTCGCAGCTGGACTATGATTCTTCCATCGCAGCACACAATATCAACCGACTAGGAGATAAATATGATTACTGCACATTTGACTAAAGTAAAAAACGGATGGAAATTAACAATTGTTAATGGCATAAGTCCTATATTGGAAAACATAATTAGCGATGTTTTTTATGAAACAAAGCCGGCGGCAAAAGCAGCAGCAAAAGCAGCAAATGCAAAACCTTGGAATTACTAGGAGATAAATATGAACAAATACGACATTGAAGACGAGCTGCTTACCAACATACTAAACGGCGATGTTTATGAAGTAACAAGCAAGATGCCCAAGGATATGCTGGAAAACGAATTTGCCGACTTTTTGTATACGTGGTCGGTATTTAACAAATCAGAACGATTCCAAGGGGCTATGGCCAGGCACATTCATTCTATGTGCCAGCGTATTGCAGATCATCTTTCAAAAATTGATGGATTGGACAGCAATTGCGTTGATGAGGAAGGAAACTGGCTTGAGGAGTGCGATCGTTACTATGACGATAAAAAAGACCGTCAAGCGGAGGGGATGTAATGTTTAACGCTAACGACTGGCTTGCAAGGTTTGTTGATAGAAACCCTGGCACAACGTTCTTTATAATGTTTGTTTTGATAGTTTTATCTTCTTATGAATAAATCAATTTTAGATACTACATTTAAATATGTGCCATCTTCTAAAACGAATATTCAAAAAACTTTTGATCGTATTAGGAAGGAGCAAAAAGAGGCTTCAAAAATTCAAGCTGTACAGGAAAGCAAATCACTCAATATTGTCATCAATAAAAAATTCGGGTAAATAAAATGGAAGACTACCGTCAAAAAGAGCAGGAAGAACGTCAACAGTGGATTGTGTACGACAAGCTTCAAGCTGCTCGCATCGCTCTCCAAAGCCAGGATCTTAAAAAGTCAGGACACAATAAGTTCGCAGGGTACAAGTATTTCGAACTTTCAGACTTCCTGCCGACAGTAAACAAGATTTTCGCTGATCTGAAACTTTGCCATACGTTAGAGTTCTATCCAGAAGTTGCAATTCTTCGCGTAATTGATACAGAAAACGGAGGAGATGCTAAGTTCGCATGCCCGATGGCCGAGGCTGAACTTAAAGGATGCCATCCAGTACAGAATTTGGGCGCATCAATTACTTATATCACACGATACCTGCTCGTAATGGCTCTTGCTATCGTAGAGCATGACGCAATTGACTCATCAGAACCAATCGTTGAAAAGAAAACAGCAAAATCAGTAAGCAGAGATGTTTTTGAAAACATGGCTGAAGATGAAAAAGAAATGATTCTGTCGTTTGCAATGCAGGTAACTAGTCTGACAAACGATGGAGACATTGAAGGCGCGTTAGAGTACATCAACAGCCTTGACCTAGATGCAGACTGGAAAACTGCACTATGGAGCCAGCTTGATTCTAAGCAACGCTCTGCTATTAAAAAACTAACTGTTAAATGAGGAAATATGCAATACGACAATACTAATCGCGGTATGTTGATGAAAAACCCGAATAAGACCGCAGATAATCACCCAGACCTATCAGGTTCAATTAATGTTGATGGACAAGAGTTTTGGCTGTCAGCATGGACTAAAGAAAGCAAGGCAGGAAATAAGTTTCTTAGTCTATCCATTAAGCCAAAAGAAGCTAAAGCAAAGCCAGTAAAAAAACAAAGCAACGATTTTATTAATGACGATCTAGACGCTCCATTCTGATTAGGAGATTAATATGCTTAAATTGTTGATTGGATCAATGTTGGCCGGAGTCGCTACGCTGGCATGGGCGCAACAATGCTCTACGCATACATATATGTATAACGGCAAAATGGTTGTTTGCACTACCTGCTGCTATTACGGCGGAAATTGCAACACAACCTGTTTTTGATCAGCGCCGCCTAGCCGATAGTGGCGGTAATAACATCGGCATTAGCTGGCAAATCTCCCATGCTGAAGCTAATGACACCCTGGAAAGACAGGGAAAATACAAATGATCTAGCCAAGAGCGACAGGTACATTTTGTAACCGGCTATGTGTGGACTGCAACTAGATCATTTTTATTTGTAGTAAACAAAGCTCTTTAAGCATTGCTGGCGATGCGCCTGACTTGTAATCAGGAGACAGTCGGTTCGATTCCGGCAAAGAGCGCCACAAACAGGAGTAACAATGAAGCTTCTTGATTTTATTATTGGTAATTATGATCTAAAAAACGATAGACATTTGGCAGATAAACTTGATATATCTACGCCAGTTATCAGCCGTATTCGCAACGGACATACAAAAGTCAGCGCAGAAATGATGATCCGTATTCACGAAGTTTTCGGAATTCCTATCGCTGAGATTAAATCGCTATGCAATATGCCATCGCAATCTGCTCAATAGCATTTTCAATGCTCGTTATCTATCAGCAAGACAGCTTAATAGAAAACGCTTATAGATCAGGTTTTGATGCTGGCGTTCAGTCTATTGTTCCTGAAGATAAAGACAAAATGTGCCTTAAGTGGATGTTTGAATCAAATATGAAAACAGTTAAGAAAAGGATATGTGGGAAATGACTAGCTACGAAATTACAGAAATGCATGTTGTGCGATGGGGTGAGGCAAAAGGCATCATTCAAGACTCAGATTCAAAAACACAATTGCTAAAAGCCTTGTCTGAAATGGGAGAACTAGCAGATGCGATTATCAAACGAGACAGAGCAGGAATTATTGATGGAATTGGCGACGTTCTTGTATGCCTTACTATGGTTGCTGCTATTGAAGACTTGGATGTAAAAAAATGTTTTGCTGAAGCTTATGAACAAATCAAAAACAGAACAGGGAAAACAAACGAAAACGGAGTATTTATCAAGGCGGCTTGATAGATATTCGTTTACCTCAGCCGCATCAAAGGCCAGGATTGATAAATTGCTTGCAATGCTGTCTGAAAAAGAAATGTGCGCTATGGATATTAGAGAAAAAGCGTGCATTGCATACAGCCATTCAGTAAATTACTTGAGTTATTTGCTTGGGGAAAAGCTTATCTACATTAGTTCGTGGAAGCTCGAAAAGCACGGCAAACGAACTATGCACTGGCCTTATTACAAGGCTGGAAGCAAAAAATCTAAGCCAAAACCAGAAAATTTGTCTAATGCAGAAAAAAGCAAAAGATATAGGGAAAAATTAAAAAAAGATGTGCATAAAGTTTCTATACAAAATGCAAAGCGTAGAAACAAGAGAATAAAAGTTAAACCTGATTGGACAGCAGCATGGATTATGCAGAGTTCTTCGAGTGGGCAATGAAAGCAGATATACGCCCAACAATGGATTCCTATATGGCATATCAAGCCGGCAAAGAACTATCTGAGACAAAGCTAAACGCTATGCGAATGGAAATTAAACGTCTTCACGAAATTATCCAAGAGCGCAATCACGAAATGGGATTAGGATAATGGGACGACCGCGCAAAATCAAAACAGATGACCCTATTGAATTTGTACAAGATAATAAACGGTCAGATGAGTGGAAGTTTTACTTTGCGGCAGCAATGTCTGGGCTAATTGCGAGGGGAGGGCTTTCTGAAGATTTGCTCATTAAAACTTGCAAACAATATGCAGACGCAGCAGAAAGGGAAATAAATGGATAATATCAATAACCCATCTCATTACACTACTGGCGGCATTGAAACAATTGATTTTATTGAAGCGAAAAAACTTAACTACAATCTAGGGAATGCAGTTAAGTATATTTCGCGATGCAAATACAAAGGCAATCAATTGGAAGACCTTCATAAAGCAGCTTGGTACATTAATCGAGAAATTGAAACCTTGATTAATGAGGCGTTTTATAAGTCTCAAACACTTAATACCTGACCCCTAAAATAAACTAATCCGTCATCTTCGCTAATAACTTCGCAAAGCTCTGGCGGCATTAGTTTGCCTTTGTAGAACGTCAGCACAGCAAAGCCAGACCTATGGTTCCTGGTTGAGTCCTCCGTATAAGCAAACTGATCGCCCCATACGTCAGCCAGAGAGCCAGTATCAACACCATATCGAGTTCCAGTCATATCAGTCCAAGGCATTACCTTCAGGCTGTGTAGATGGCCGTTAACTGTAGAAACCCCTGACTTTAGTGTAGCGTTGTAAGAAGCATGGATGCCGTTGTATAGACGATGCTTTATTTGCGTATGGCCGTTTACCATAACGCTAGTAGAAAACTTCCAGCGCGGGAAATGATCGGTTAAGCAAAACCCTGTAACACCTTCGTACTCTGGAGCGGCAGTCGCTATACGAGCATTAAATCGCATATCATGGTTGCCCCACGTCCAATGCAATCTAGCATTTCCAGATACCGCCTCAATCTCTGCTAACCGATCTGTGACTGCCTCGAGTTCCTGCTTTACGTTAGGGCGAGTCTCAAAGCCTGAAACAGGGTGGCGGCTGATCTTGGCTCCGTCAAAGGCATCGCCATTCATAATGACCATCTGCGGCTTTAGCTCTTTGATGATCTTTACAAATGCGCGATGCGCTGTGCTAACAATGTTAGGCCAATAATGGGCATCTGAACCTACTACGATAGAGCCATTATCCACCTCAACGCTGACCCTTACTCCATTATTAGGTATCGTCACGTTAAATGTAGGGCTTCTTTTGTCTGGCGAAGACAAAATTATTCCTCGCTTTTTTTCAATGTTTCTGCGCCTTAGTTGGATATTTCTATTTGAAATTCCGAGATGTTTTGCCATTAGTGACGCAGATTGAAGTTCATTCCACAATCGGATGAATTCATCTTCAGAACATATTGGTTTTACCATGTTAAGAGGAAAGTTTGCGTTGGAACTGTCCACACCATTCGTCGGGCGGAACGATAGGAAAGCAATAGCCTATTTGGTCATCTTCGGCAAATGCTTGAGGAGGATTTTTGCGACACTCTCCAACTTCTTCGTTTTTCTCTATTTGGAAGAATGCGCAATGCTCACACTTAGGAAGTAAATCTGGATCTATCTTCTTTTTTACCATTTGGCGCAGTGAGATTGTTTAATTGCTTTATTCTCGCCTTCTAGCTCTTTAATATACATTTGCTGCAAAGCTATTTTTTCAGTCATATCATTAAACACTCTAACAATATATTGCGCTTCATTAGCCTCTAGAAAAACGCTTCCATCTTCATTTTGAACTGCTGCTATAGCTACAGAACTAACAAAAGCTAGAGATATTGCTAGACGCTTCATGATTTCACCTATTTGGTTAATGAATCATATTGTGAATAACATTGTTTTAAGGCAATCATCAATTGATCGGCTTCTCCAGCGAGCCTTGCAAGAAATTCTGCATCTTCTCTGTATAGCTTGTTTCCGGTACATGAATCTTGTCTAGCGTCGGGATAGTCGGGCATTTGACGACCTGGCCTGTCGCGCAAGCTGTCAACAAGAGAGGAGTTAAGAGCATTAATTTTGCGAATTTCACGGTCTTTTTCCTCTCGAATCTTGTTTGCAGATTGCTGTAGCTTTTGTTCCTTTTCTCTCGCTTGCTCTAATGCGTCAGAGTGCGCCTTAGCTTGCTCTTCTTTGTATTGTGCAAACTCTACAGCGATAGCAGATTTACCGTCAGCACGACCTTTAAAATAGCCACCAACAGTAAAAACAATTGAGGCAATAATTACATAAGGAAGAATATTCAAAGACCCAAACATTGTTTATACTCTTGTTGACGACGCTTCGTTAATCCGGGGAGAGATTTGCCTTTAAATTTGTCCCAACGCAATATTTGTTCGCAAGCACCAATATAATCGCCAGAATTTAACTTTTTGGCAAGCGTTGACGAGCAAAAAGCGCCAGAACCAATGTTGTAAGAAAGAGACACATACGCGTCAAATTCATACTGATACATAGGCACTGGCGCACATTTCTTAACTGCTTGTTCAAACTCAGACGCATCATCAAGTAGCCGGACTAAGGCACGTTCTACGCTGATTTTGTCGCCTAGCTTAACGTTTTCTGTAGTCCCGAACCCAATCGTAGGAACATCACCCGGAACAGGCGTATAAGCGTCAGATCGATAACCCTCATGCACCGCTATGCCGACTAATGTAGCGGCAGATAACGTTAACGATGCAATCTGGACGCGATTCATTCTGCCATGCGCTTTTTATGCTCACGCTCTTCACGGCGGTCTTGTTTTGCTTTGTAATACCAGTTGATTAAAAGACCGGCTACACCGATCAAAATACCAACGAGTACACCAAATTGGCTAGAAAGAATCCAGCTAACAACGCTAGTAGACGCGCCGGTATATGTGACCTTGCTTCCAAGAGCGGCCATCGCTTGATCGTGTGCTGTCATAGTATCACCCTTCATTTTTAATACGTGCCTATAGCAAACCAATAAACTTTATTACCGTTAGCAGAAGAAACGGATACGCCAGAAGTAGACAATGTTCCCGCCAAAACAGTATCGTTTCCGACACCATCAGTACTACCAGACCGATATGCAGTTAGTTGCACACTATAAACAGCAGTAAATCCAGACAAGAAGCTAATTGAGGCTATACCACCGCTAACAACATCAACGTTACCCCATTGCATCATTACGCCGCCGGGTAGTTTTTGCATTCCATTGCCAGATTTAGTATTGGCAAATGAATCAAGGCCACTTAAAAGAACGTTGCCAGTACCTGATTGTGAGTCAGAACTAGCACCTTTAACAGATGTTACAGGAAATGTAACGGCATGTGTATGAGTTGAGCCACTTGCGGAATTAGTGCTTGTTGCGCTAAGGCTCCCCGGCGTACCCATAGAAATAGTGCCGGTTGTAGTAATGGTTCCACCACTAAGACCATCACCAGCGGTTACCGATGTAACAGTTCCACTGCTTCCAGCCGCTACAGTTGCCCATGAAACGTTAGTTCCATTAGTCTGAAGAATCTTGTTTGCTTGGCCAGTCTGAGACGGTAAAAGCGCATTAATAGCAGCAGAAGCAGATGTTGCGCCAGTACCACCATTAGCAATAGGCAAAGTACCTGTTACATGAGTAGTAAGACCAACCTTACCCCATGATGGAGCGGTGCTTCCAGAAAGCAAAACGCTTGTTGTAGTATTTGCACTAGCGAGACGGGCATAAGTATTTACACCGCTACCATAAAGAATATCGCCAGCAGCAGCAGCAGATAGGCCAGTACCGCCGTTAGCCACGGTGAGAACAGACGTTAGGTTAACAGCACCAGTAACCGACAGAGTTCCACCAACAGTTAGGCTATCACCAGCAGCACCAGTCTGAAAGTCTTTAAGTTGCGCCATAAGCTCACGAATGGCATTATTAATGCCCGACGGAGCGCAGCCTTCAGCAATGTTAATGCCATCAATTTCGGTATTGTTTGCAGGGATGTTGCTGTATTCGCTGATCTTTGTATTAGCCATAATTACCTACCGTAAATTTGTTGCAATTGTTCTTCGGTAACATCAAGCTGCTGATTTGGCGAAGAAAGAAGCCCGCGCATAATAATTGGGGAAACTCCAGAAACAGGAGTCCTAGGCTCTCGCCCAAGCTTCAGCATATCTTCAAGACGCTTGAAGTTGCCAATCCCCATCTTCGTTGCAATTGTTTTTGCACCAGCGCCTACAACGGCAGGAATTGCGCCCGCAAGCGTACCAGTCGGGCCGAACATTTGAGAGCCAAGATACGCACCACCAACAGCAGGGATAACGCTAGTTGGAGCAAGTTTACCTACATAGCGCATAAAGTTCTGCAACTTTCCGCCTTTTGCTGCTTCTCGAATCGCTGCTTGTTCAGTCTTATTAAAAGACCTCATTAGCTTTTCATTAGCGGCAAGGTTTACAAGGCGGCTGCGAAGGGCTTGCTCCATGCCGGATTGTGTATAGTTTGCCTCTGCACGAAGTTCTGCTACATCAAAAATTGTTTCAAGAACTTGTGCTTTTTTACCTTGTTTCCAAAGACTACGGGCTTCTTTAAGCGCCTCAATTGCTTTGGGATCACTAACGGCAAACTGACTAGGGCCGGAGTTTTCAACAAATGAATCAATCCGCTCAATTAGCTTTCCGCCAAATGTACGGTCAGCAGGATCGTTGCTTGTTGCTGCAATCAATGCAATCTTTCGCAAACGATCAACATTACTAAGAGTCATTGGTTCATTTACGGAATCTTGAATTCTTTGAAGAGCAGCGTTAGCCTTTGGCGTAAGCGTTGGATCTACCCCCTCTTTTCGCAGTTCATTAATTGTTTTTGCGGCGAAAGCAGAAAACTCATTTCGCTTAAATTGAACTCCAGATTGATCTGCAATATCGTAAAGCCGCCCAGCGGTTTGTTTTAGATCTTGAGTGCTTGGCACATAGTCTTGCTGCGTTGGTTTCGCGCCAATAGCAAATGGAGCAGATGCAGCCATTCCAGCAAACATGCCAGGAATCGTGCCAAATCTTTCCCCAACAACTTGAGAGGCAACAGCAGACGGAGCCGCAGCAGCAATTTGTCTAACAGGCTGCGAACCAATAGATTCTGCAATGCCTTTTCCAAGACCAGTAATTGCCCTTTGTGCCATTGCGGGAGCAGTTGCAACTTGTGTTCCAGTTGCGCCAACAGCCTCTGCTGCTGCTTGCATTGCACGTTCGCTAGTTGTTTCAGGAACTGGAAGGCCAGCTTGAGTGAGGAAGTTTTGAATTGTTCCTGACGGAGATGGGATCTGCATTGATTCAGGAAGAATTACATTAGCAGCCCTTGATGCAATTTCAGCAGCAGGAACCGTAAACGATCCCACCAACGCTCCAGGTGGGCCGCCAAGCAATGCACCAGCACCTGCACCTAGAGCAACAGGAGCTAGACCCCTAGCAGTAATGCCAGCGCCACGTACAATATCTTGCACGGCTGTACGTTGCTCAGGAGCATTTCCTGACTGCATAACAGCCTGATACGCTTGAGCATCTGACATCTCTTTGTCAGAATCAATAACAAATGTACCTTTGTCTGGAATAGTTATTTCATAGCTGTATTTAGCCATTATTTACCCTCCGAACAGTAACGCCCGGCGCAATAGACGGATTGGCCTTTGAAGAAGATTCACCTCGAAGAATCTTTAGCTCCTCAGGCGTAAACACTTGCATCAAACCTTGTTTTTTAAGTTCTTCTTGGAATCGTCGTACACTGAAATCGCCTTCAGAAACCATTCGCGCACGAATATCTGCCGCTGCCGCCGCTCTATTGGCAAGTTTTTCAGCATACGTCGCCATCAACTCACGGCCTTCTGCTGTATTCATGAGATTTGGGATGGCATTAAGATAGCTGCGCGCCTCAAAATCAGACGTTGCGCCAGAACCCTCAACTCGAATAGTTGGGGCAATTCGCTGTCGAATAGACTCGGCAACTTGTGATGCGCTTGCGAGTTTTTCGGCAGCAGTCCCAGGAAAATATGCGCCAATTTGAGCTTGAAACGACTGAATTGGGCCGCCGCGATATGGCTTAAGAATATCAACAATAGCGCGCACATCCCCAGCAGCAGACATTGCAGAGAATGCTGCATCTTCGGCTTTAACAGCGCCTTCTGCACGTTTCTCAGCCATCTTCTTTTCGCCAGTAACGGCGACATTAACACTTGCAGCGCCCGCTTTTCTCGCAGCAACATCTTTTGCTTGAAGCTTCTCATCCAATTGCGCCAATTCAACCGGCGTGAGTTGATTCAACTGCTTATTCGGGAACATTGATGCTGCAACGCGCCGCACTTCGTTAGTGTAGTCGGCCTGTTTTTGCTGGAACTCATAGGCTGATTTACTAATGTCAGCAATTTCTTTATTCAAATCTTTTGGATTAATTGCCCCAGAATAAGCAAGCGACTCAAGATTGTCTGCCATTGGTCTGAACTGCTCGGGAAGCATTCCTTTGAATGTTTGGAAATCAAAGGATTGCGTAGTGTATGCGCCAAGTTGCTTATCAATTGCCTCAAGGCTTTTATTGTTTTCTTCAATATATTTATTCCCGCCGCGAACGCCTCGAAGCTGAGAATTGATTGCAATTAGTCTGTCTCGCTCACGCATAAGATCTGCCACTTGAGGAACAGATGCTTTTGCCTCAACAGGCACTTGCGGAAGAACTTTGTCTGTAGTTGGCGCGCTAACTTCTGGAGGCATTACTGGGGCAGAAGTTGCCGCCCCTTGCATTTCAAGCGGTTGCGCTGGAATAGGCATTGCAGGAGCAGTAGTTGGCACAGTTGCTTTTGCTTGACCGCCAGAAAAAATTTCTTGAATTGGCTTGAACGACTCAATTTCACCAGCAATTTTTGCGGCCTCTGTTGGGTTGATAGCTGCAATAGGCGCAAGATTTGGGTACATCTCAGCAAACTTTTTGCGGCCTTCAATTTCAAGCTTAGCTTTTTCACGCTCAAGCATAGATTCAGCAATCTTTTGCTGCATCAGGTAGTTTTGCGTTGCGCCTTGATATGCGCCTTGGCCAGCAGAAACGCCACCGGCAAGTGCGCCAAGAATGTTTTGCGCTGCACTTCTACGCGGGCCAGCAGAACTCATGCCCTGAGCCAACGCAAGACCAGCACCAAGCAGACCTTGAACTTTAGCGCGATTCTGTAGTTCTGCCGCCTCTTTATCACCCAATAGGCCGGGCAAGTATTGAGGCATACCAGCGCCAAAAATATTAGGTATGTAATCTTCCCAAGCCATATGTCACCTAGATAAGCGAGATTTTGCGATTAGGCATAAACGGCTGCGTTGGCATTTGCGTAAATTGCATTTGATTCCCGCCGCCTTGAATTAGGCTCCCGGTCTGAGGCATTTTGGGCTGCAAAGCTTGCATACCAGTGCCCATTGCCATTTCGGTTAGCACTGGATTTTGCCCCATCCATTTGCTAGCCATTGCCATATCAGTACCAAGGCCGGCCATTGTTCCAGCAAGAGCGCCTTGTCCAGCAGTTGTTGCTGCTGGCATCAAACCGAGTCCAGTCATCGTTGGAGCGGCCAAACTTGCAGTACCAGCAGACAATCCAGCGCCAGCCGGAGCCAAGCCAAGACCGGTCATTGCCGGAGCCGCCAAACCAGACGTAGCGACTCCGCCGCCAAGCGATGTGCCGCCAGCAGTAAGAGACGCGACTCCCGGCATAGATGCAGCGCCAGCAGTGCTAGATGCTGCGGCAGTACCGGCTGCAGTACCTGTAGCGCCTAGACTACCAAGCAAAGCGCCACCGCCGTAACCACCAGCAGCGCCAAGCAAAGCGCCTTTAAGCGGGTCTTTCGGACTAAGAAGAGCGCCGGCAGTACCACCAACAACAGCCATCGTTACAGGATCAGCCATTATTTACCCCCTCCAGCCGCGCTAATCGTACCCATTGGATACCCACTAATCGCAGATTGATAGCGTTGCAGGTTTTCCCATGGCGCTGTTTGTTGATAGTTCCATCGTGCCATTTCGTCTTGCAGGGCCGCAGCATCATAACCTTCTCGCGCTTGACCGACCATCAAAAGCTTTTGCATATCGGCGTAATATTGCTCGGCAAGAGTCGGGGCCAGTTGAGCCGCTTGCAGTTGACGATTAGCATCTGCCGCAGTCATTTGACCAGCACTAACCAATGCGTTCAACTGAGTCGCCAAAGCCTGTTGCTGGCCAGCCGTAAGCGCACTAGCTCCAGACATACGATTCTGAATGCCTTGCTGTTCAAAGCCCATCATTCGAGCAATTGCAGCCTCTTGCGCTGCTCGTTCCTGCGCGTAGTTCTGTGCGTAAGCTTGCTGATTCTGCTCAGTCAATGCGCGGGCAAAAACATCCTGACCTTTTGCAACTTGCTGACCCATTGCGCCAGAACCGTAACGGCCAGACGCAGAAGCTTGAGATTGAAGCCCGCGCAGACCTTCTTGATAAGACTCAGTTGCAAGGCGATTGGCGCGAGAAAGAGCGCCTTCAAGATAAGGATTGCCGTTAAGGTACTCGCCAGAGGCAGTACGCCGAAGCATGTCAAGAGACTCAGAATCTTTGCCGATCTGCCCCTCCATCAGCTGACGATAAAAGTCTGCGCTAGGGTCATTTGCGGTAGCGCCCAATTCCGCAGTTCGCGCTGCGTATGGGTTTGTAAAGCTCATTAGATTGCTAACAGAGCCTTGAGCCTCTCGCACAAGCGGAGAACCGGCCATAGCTCGTTGCTCTGCCATGTTTAGCGCATTCGTCGTTGCTTCAGACGGGCTAATATAGGTTTGGCCAGGAAAGAATTCTGCCGGGCCTTGATTAAATAGATTTTGCGCTTGCTGATAGCCTTGCAAAATATAAGGCTGCGCCTCTTTCCACGGCTTCGTGGTTGTAGTTCCGCCACCGCCACCCATAATTACACCTCGCAAATGTACTGTTTAGGACGGAACCCATATGCTGCCGCCCTGCGTTGCCATCCTTTTCGATGGCTTGAAAATGTCACGTATTTAGCGCCGGCTTGACCAGCTAAAGATTTTATGTATTTTAAACCAGCGTCAACTATTTGATAATCATTTTCTACCGTCCATGCCGCCCAAACATGAACTGTATTCTGCATCGGCTGCAACACAAAAAAACCAGCAAATCGCTGATTATTGATAATTACAAACAAATCAGACGCTTTGTTAAAACAATCAGTGTAAACGTCTTCAGGTATCCAATTTTCAGGACTGTGTGATTTAATCTTGTTTAGCCCTTCACGAATACTAGGCCACCAAGAGCGCAAATCATTCGGAGCAATGTATTTGAATTCAATCATCCGACGATTATATATCCATAAGTTTTGTCAGCAGTATCGTTAGCCCAATGTGAAATTGTGGCTTGCCCTTGTTGCTGCGCTGAAATATAAAGATTGGAAGTTGCCGATGGCGCTATATACTGTATTGTTGCAATTACTGACGGCGTTGCTGGCCTTGTTGGGCTACTTTGTGCAGAAAGAGCCTCAACCGTTACGCTTGTGCTGGTTGTGCTCCAAAATATCTCAACATAATCTCCAGCTTGCAATTCAAGAAATATATTTAGTGCTGCAATTAGGTAAGACGGGTCGCCCGTGCTTTTTCTGGCTGGAATGTGAAATTTGCTGTTTGAATCGACAATGTTCGCTCCGTTAACAGCAAACCAAATGTCTACATCTTGTCCGTCATTCGTCGTATTTTTATATTGCGCAGAGAATTGGACGTTATAAATACCGTAGTTTCTGACATTTAGCTGAGAACTGTTTGATATGTATACGCCGTTGCTTTGCTCTGTCGTGTTGTAAGTAAATGCGTATCCCGTTGTTGTGTTTGCCGCGGACTGAGATGCAGAACTAGCAAACGCGCCATAGGGAGCATTATCATCGTAAGCAGCGTTAGATACTGGGACAAAGTAAATAAGGCTCTCATAGCCTATACGCTCGTCATACAGCGTAGTTGTTGCTGAGTTGCCGGTAGCAAGCGTGATTGTTCCTGTGTTGTTAGTTTTGCCATCCATGATGCCCCTGACAACTTCCGCAACGTTACGCGGATCGTTGCCAAACATCGGAAGAGTACGAAACTTAGTCATCGAGTACCTTGCGTAGC